ACGCAGTGGTCGGCGTGTGGGCGGAAAACCCATGGCCGTATGCGCCACGCCCGACCATGCGCGTGAGCTGGGTGCGAGACAGACCAGCCTCGGGGATCGCAGCCTCCACGTCGGCGCTGTTAAGAACCGTCTTGCGGATGGCAGACTGGCCACGCACAGTCTCAAAGAAACCAGTATTGATGGCGATGAGCGTAACCGTGCACGCGGTGATGTAATCAAAGAACCCAAACGAATTGTCAACCGTGATATTTGCCTGGATCGAATAGTTGCCCAGACAGCCAGGGGCAAGACCCGGGCTCAGCGTGATATCATGGCCCATGCGCAGAAGAAGCGGCGACCCACTGAGCTGCGTCACGGGCTGCGAGTTATACTGAATCACACCACCCCGCTGCGAATCAGGCTGGACGCGCGAAAACGAGTTTGCAGCGCCCGCAGTATACCCACGGAACTGGCTGTAGTCGACATCAAGACCCGCGGCAACCGAACACTCGTACAGGTTAAACTGCTGGAAACCAGAGCAAAGATTGCTAAAGTTATCAAACGAAATACTGACATTCTTGATCGGGATGTATGTGTCCAGCTGGCTAGACCCCCTAGTCTCCGGCTTCACATAAAGCATGATCATATCAGGAATCGACGTGAGGGAAATCGTGTTCGTCGCAATCGTAGCCTGGCCAATGGGGCCGCTGATCGCCTGCTTGAGTACGTACCGAGGAAACTCAACATACGGGACAGTCGAGACAAGAGGGAGCGTCACGTCGGGGCCCGGGGTGAGGAACGTAACATACAGCGTCGGGTTCGTCCACGGACCGTTCTGGCTGTTCGTATTCGCCGAAAATGCAAGATCGCTGATCGTCGTGCGAATACCCGACGAACGAAGAATGTTACCGGTATTTGTATTGGTAATCGTCAGGTTCTCATTCCAAAACGGCTGGGCGGCAAGAGACGCCGTGAAAGACGAAATGCCAGCAAGAACCGCCTGTGTCGTACCGAGCTTTGCGAAATTCATGACCACCTGCATGTTTGTCATGCCATACAAACCAACGGTCTGAAACTCGGCAGAATCGGCCCAAATAAGCGGGGAAATGACAAGCGGCTCAACAACGGAAACAGCACCAAACACCGGGATCGCATTCGTGGTAACCTGAAACCCAGCCTGAAGGCAGAGATTGTTTTTAACTGCAAAAAGACCCCCCGCTGCAGCGGTTACAAATGAATATGTAGATCCGATCTGACCACAAGCACCCGTGAGAAGACCAGAAACAAATCCGAGTGCAACATCGGGCGCACCGGCCGCAACGACAGTGTAGTCATACAGACGAGCGCCAATCATGGAAAAGGGGGGAACAGTCTTAAGAAGCGTAAGAACCTCACCAGCCGGTGTCTGGGAGATATTAAACCCCTGCACGGCGTTACTCCCAGGGCCAATGAGATCGCCACCCGGGAATGCAGTTGTCCACACAGGCTGTCCGTCGACAAACGGCACAACAACTGCGCCACCCGCGATAGTCATCGAACCAGGAGGACCAGCCAGAGGCTGTGCAATATACCAACCAGTGCCTGCGCTCGTGACCCCGGCCGTAGCCGTACCACCGACGTTGAAACTCATTGCAACCCCCGACCCATAAAAGGGATATGCGGCCGTCACACTAGGAGTTGGGCCATTGTTGGGTGCAGGCGCCTGGGTGTCCACAACGCGACTCAGCGGCTTACCACCCGAGTCATCCGCATACCAAATAGTAGGATATGCGCCGTTGGGGATATCACCAGTAGAATTGGTGACTGAATACGAAGAAAAGTTACCACTGCCGTTGTTCGCGTCGTCGTAGCCCCAGGCAAACGTGTCATACTTGCTGGGTGTCGTCCGCTGCTTCACATTCTCCTTCGTCTGTGTCAGGAGCAGCTGCTCGTGTAGAGTATCACCGTTTGTCGTCACCGTGCAGTCGTTTAGCGTGGCGGTCATGTTAGAAAGCGAACTCTGCACCGGGAAGAGACAATACGACAGATCCTTCGCAGACACGGCAGTTGCATACCCAAGCGGCAGAAACGAACTTGTCGAAAGCAGGCCGGTGCTTACCTGGTCCGACGACAGGTCGAAGCGAACACCCATCGCGGGATCCGGGGCGCTATAGTTAACCGGGATAGCGAAGATCACGTGCATGTTTGGAACGGAGGTGACATTCGGAAGGGGCTGGTCCACGGTAATCGTCCTGTTGTCTGTGCTATACGAGACCACCGTTGCGACAAACGAAGATGAACTGCCGATTGTAGCCGCGTCATATACCGCCGGCTGCGGGATACCACCAAAATAAACGCGAGTACCCACGAGTACGGGAATCGCAACAGCAAGCCCGATGATATTGTTCGTAAACGTAACATTGTCGGCACCCGTATCAACCCACACGAAGGACGTTGTTGAGCGAGGGCCACTGTAAAACAGATTTGCCGTGAAATTAAGCGATGTGCGAAGCTGAATCTTGCGATCAACAAACACGTTCAGAGACGGCACCATAACCTGGAACGTCATACTGCTCTGCGTGCCAGAGATGGCGTTAAAGGGGGCAACGCTCACCGACAAGGCACCCTTCTGCACGGCATACACCGGCGGGTCCTGCATAAGACGCGCATCGTACACGGCGGTCTTCGTGATCGAGCTCATTTTGACCTAACTACCTGTAGTCTTACAGATGGGTGACACCGACCAGAAAAGACTAACAGCGGACTTTAATCATAAAGAAGCGCGACGGCTTAACGTTTCACCCCTTTTCTCTGTTCTGTTCATGCTTTCCGCTCAAACAGGAAACGCATGTTCAAGTTGCCTCCGTTGGAAAGGCTCAGTGGCCGAAGAACCTGGCTCTGCTTCAGCCGCATGGACACGACGTACGTAAACTGCTTGAAGTCGCTCGCACTCTTCATCCACACAGGTGTTCTCGTCTGGGGCTCGAACACGATCTCGTTGCGATACTCCTGTCCATAGCTCGCCTTCACGACAAACTCCGCAAGAATCTTCAGCGTCTGCGACGATGCCTGGACCTGCATAGAAGACGAAGAAAAGCCAGTGTCGCCGTTGATGTTCCTCGGTTGGGTCTGGTCGTCGACGAGTGGGACGTTATCCGTAGTGACGACGATGGCATCCACGGGCTGCCACATGTTGCCGACAGATGGGTAATCCTGGGCGAACGTGTAGAGATAAACCTGGTTTCCAGCGACGCGGCCGTACGGCAAATACCCACTAGTCACTGGTGTCGGGACGTAGAGCGGGAGTGGGCTAGGAACATTGAGTCCGGCCACTGCCGCCTGAGGAAGGTACCGCACATAGGACGTCTGCAAAGTCGTGCGGGGGTCGATGTACAGAAGCCGGACTGACGGCCAATTTCCGAAAAGCGAATGGAAATAGTCGTCGGCCTCCAAAATCATCCGCTCGTCAAAGCACTGCCCAGCAAAGCGAGAAATCGTATACGGTGGAGTATCGAGAAACGTACACGCACCCGTTAGCCCCCAAGAGTCGCGAGCCTGGTCGTTATACGACGAATTAAGCGTCTGGGTATTGACCGACAACGGCACAAGTGCCTCGTCGTTGTTGCCCAAGTAACCATCGTCTGCGTTTGAAATCTGAGTTCCACCAAATCCATATGTGTCGAGATTTAGCGTGAAAAGCTGCGTTGACGAGTTGTATGATATAGTCGGTGGAAGCGTTCCAACAACCGCACTTCCGGGTGTAAGGACTGGAATGGTCACTTGAAAATCAACAATGCTTGAGCCGGGAATAAACCCAACAGGATAAGTGGCATCGAATTGATACACACTTAGTGTCGTAGGAGATGTTTTGCCATCATTATACGTCACCAGGTCACCAGCTTTATATTGCGTGGTAGGCGACCAGCTTGACCAGATTGATTCACCACACGAAATCCACGCCGTACCAGTCCCGGGTGTTTGCGGAGGAAGCGACCCACCTGATGCAAACTGCGAAAGCCATGCATACCCATTGTATGTAACACTTACAACGGAAAGAAGTGTACTTGGGCCATATGCAGTAGTAGATGACCAAGGCTGTACCGCAAAGCAGTTTGCGGCTTGGATTTGCGCAAGTTGGCGATTGAGACACTGCGATGAAAAAATCTGTGTTGCATCATACTCGTCGGAAATGCAGCGAACAAATGCTGGGTTTAGAACTTGATTAAGAAGGTGTTGGTAGCTGTAGCAATCAAAGTATGTCCCGACATACCCATTGGAAAGATCGCCTCCAGTGGGAAGCGAGACACTCTTGTCTTCGGGTACCCATCGACCATATTTATACGCGGCAAGATTTACAGTTGATCGGAAACCAAGCTGATATGCTCGGGGTGTGGAATAATAGACAACTGCCTTGCTGGGAGAAAATGGGATCGTAAATGTAGCATTGGGGACAAAGCCAAGCATCTTGCAAGTCTGTAGAATCGCAGCATTGTTTACACCCGATGTGCCTGGAAGGGTAAAGTCAAACACAACAACGGGATAGAAACTGTTTCCAAATGAATCTTCGTAAGTAACCGACGAAAACGAGAGGGTCTGATTGAATGAAGAGTCGATTTTTTGATCGTCTCTGCAATGCGCATGACATCCTGCTGCTTTAAACAGATCATTTAAGCGCGAGATGGCAACTGACGTGTATGCAGTCGTTGACCCCCCTTGAGACCCAAGATCAATGACACCAGATGCAATCTTAGATCCGATTGCACCCGACGTTGGATTGCAGTTGTATTCTGCCCAAGGCAGAAGTCCATATGTAGGCCAAGAAATGGTAAGTACCTCCTCACCCGCTGGAAATCCAGTCGTCGGCGAAGCCTGGGGGATCGGATACGAAATCATGACAATGCCAGAGCCACCCTGTGCGCCGCCATTTGCCCCACCGCCTCCGCCGCCACCGCTTCC